TATTATTTATTAGATCGTATAGTGGTTGACCATGCTTTTCAACTCTAGCAAATAGAATTAAACTATTACCTTTAAGATCAAGAGCAAGATTTTTAATAAAATTATTTCTACGATCATGAGTAATAATATACTGAACCTCATCCTCAAACGTTTCAAATTTATTCGGTGGGTGTTTCAATAGAAGCACATTAATATCTAATGTAGCAAGATGACCCTTCTTCATAAGTTCATCTGTCTTAATGATTTTATAAGAAGGACCAAATAATCCTTCTAATACCCACTTATGTGTCTGAGATCCATCTAATGTTCCAGTAAATCCATAACGATACTTAGCATCTGCTAATTTCGTCATTATAGATATAAGGGATTTTGATTTAAATTGATGAGCTTCGTCACCAACTACTACACTGAACCGTTCAAAATATTTACGTGGGAGTTTATATATCGACTGCCAAGTTGTTATGATTACCTGAGAGTCTGTCTCCCTTTCCTTACCAGCATATATCTTGTGGCAATATGATCCAACATCCCATCCATAATCTGCAAAATCTTTATACATCTGCTCTACTAAGGAAGTTGTAGGAACAACTATCAGAGTACTTTTCTTTTTTTCAACATAATATCGGACAATCGCATATATCATTAGCGATTTTCCTGAAGCAGTTGGGGATATTAATAACTTACGATTATGTCTTAAAGCATCATATACTCCCTCTATTTGATAATCTCTAGGTTTATGAGTAGAGATTGCTGTCATATAATCCTTAACACCCATCTTTGAAATCATTTTATTGACTTCAAAAGGTAAACCATAATACTTACTATCTACAAACTCGTAAGTATATTCATGATCATTACAAAATTGTATTATCTTATCCAGTAACCCAACATATACTTCTCCTGTTTGGGTGTTGAATAGACGTATTTTTCCATCCCAGAACTTCTTACGATATGCTGGTGAAAATTTAGCACCTGGAACTTCAAAGGTAAATTGATCAGCCAACTCATAATAAACATGAGGTTCTGATTCCACTCTCAGGTAGACTTCATTTTTCTTTGATATAGTCAAATGTGCCATACATTTAAATCATATATCAAATATTTAGTTAGTTATATCCTGCTTGGAATTTCATAAACTCAATGGCATTTTTAATTTGAAAGGTTCTATTAGATATATTTTTAATTATCTCTTCAAGGAATTTTAATGTTGTGTCATAATATCTTATTTTAAGATCTATCTTAGACATCTTCTCATCAGCTTCCATATGCCTCTGTATGGCATCCTTTTCCCTAACCTTATACGGAAAAGGTTCTTCAGCATATACCTCTGCTGGTGCTTTACCAGTATAGAAATTGTATCTCTCTAAACGTGTTTTGTTATATTGTTCTCTTGCCCTTTCACGCAATAAACTAACAGTATTATAGACAGTATAATACTTTGAGTGTAACTGTGGAATTTTTAACGATTCATCATGTAAGTTATCAGGGTCAATGACAGAATCTTTCTGCCACATCTCCTGAATTTTATCAAGATTCATAAGGGTGTATAACCGTCCGTACCTACTATATTATACACCAAATATTTAAATGACACTTCTGCTGTGAAGTAATTAATATCTGTTTCTGTTGCATCAAAATCCAATGATGTTAAAGATGTTGGCCACAGATCTTTGAATTTTACTGTTGCCGTAGTTCTAAAATTAGAATTTAATATATTTAATGATCCATCACTCCACTGTTCTTTCGAGTCTCTAAGACCTTCATCATCTGTAGTCTGCTTTACATATTGAGCAGCAGTTTCTGGAAACCCAAGACCAGTTAACCAATTATGAATATCCATATAATTTTCCATATTCTCATCAACAAGAAATCTTAATATAAGATCTCCGTATGTAAGAATCTCACCTGGTACATCAATTTCTTTCAAATAGTTTGGTTGAATGGTTGTACCAAGAGTTATTTCTGGTATTCTTGCCGAATTGCATAAAAAAGATGCCTTTGGATATTTTGCCAAAGTAAATTCAAATCCAACTGGGGATAAGAAATTTCTATTTTGTATTTGATTAGCAAATGGACTGACCATTATTTACCATTAACCTTATATTGTATTTAGCGAGTCACCGTCACTTCAATACTGTCATCATCCATTTCCCATTCTTCATCTATTATGAATCCCTTCTCTGCAATGGTTTCATGGATTACATCCCTAGCATCTTCTTGTGAAACACTAGATTGAAAAACAACTTTACCAGATTCATCCTTTACGATTCCATCAGGGTAAATAATAAATTTATTCATAATCTAAACCTTTTAAAATTACTCAATAATAGTTTTATACCACTCTTCACTCATACCCAAAATGAGCTTATCTGCGGAATCATTATCTTCAGCATAACCTTCTTTAATCAAATAGTCAAGTAACTTTGCGTAAAGTTTATGTGACTCTTTGAGTTCTCTTGGAGATGGTTTCATTTTCTTATAGTCTTTAATTGTATTTAGATTTATTCTGATACTGATGTTGCACCTACCCATCCACCATTCTTACCATCATCATTAACCATTAAAGCATCTGCAATTGATTTTAATGAATAAGTTTTCTTGTCAGCGATATCATCAGACCATTTAGCATTTCCTGTATAATAAACATCATAATTGTCAAGCGCAGCAGTTTTTTTAATATACCAAGCCATTTTTCTAAGTTTTTAAATATTTAGATAAAAAAAGAGACCCGTCAAGCGGGTCTCTGTAAAGTAAAGAAGATATAAACTTCTTACATAAGGTTCTGAACCTTAACCCTACGATAGTAGCGGTTAGTGTTAGGTGTAAGAACACCAAGTCCCTGAGTTGTACCTTGTGAGAATGGGTTTTCAACCATACCATAACGAGTCTTAAACCCGATTTTTGGTTGGAAGGTGTTCTCGCCAACTGCACGAACCATCTGGAGAGGAACGTATGGGCAGTAGAAGAGTCCAGCATCATAAGGTGAGGAACCTTTGTATCCAGCAACGTAGTACTGATTAGCAGAACTATTTGCAGAATATGGGTCGATGTATACGCGATACTTACCTTGAAGTACACCAGCAAATGTATTGCCTGTGTCATCAACGTTAAGATTAGCGTTAAGTGCAGGAGTATAATCCAGAACACCAGCCATCGTTAGGGCGGAAGCAACGTCTGCGGAGCAGAGGATCATGTTGCCCTTTCCACGACGAGTCCTTTGTGCGATTGCGTTGGCATCGCGCTCGATTTGGAAAATAAGTCCCTTGAATTTCTCAACCGACCATCTGCCGTTTGAGTCTGTGTCGAGGTCGAAAGCACCAGCAGTAGCAGTGTTAACCTGAGCACCGGATTCAGCAACCTTATAGATTGTACGAATAACTTCGCGGTTGATTTCAGCAAGGATCTCTGTGGAGAGAATATTTGCTAATTCAGCCTCGGCGTTTAGTCCGTGAATTGCTTTAAGGTCCTGAGCAAGTTCTAGTGAGTACTCAGCTTTCAGAGCACGGGATTTCGCCGTAACGGTTACTTTCTCGATGCTGAATGCCATTTCGTTGAAATGGTCGCCAGTACCAGAACCAAGGTTCTCAGAAGAATCTGTACGCATACCCTGACCAACAGGATAGGTTGTAGCAGTCTGTGAACCCTGTGGGTTAAGAGCACCTGGATTACCAGCACCTGTGAGTCCAGTACCACCTGTAGTACCTAAACCAACTGCGCCGTCAGTCCATCCGGTAGTAAGATTTCCACCATCATCCTGACCGGAGAAGGAAGTATCTGCTTCGTCGAATAGTGCTTCTGTTCCAGACTGATTCTCATAGCGCGAGCGCATTGCGAAAATTAGTCCAGTAGGTCCGTTCATTGGCTGAACACCTGCTAGGTCATATGCGACCAAGTTAGGCATTGAGCGACGGATAAGGCTTATTAGAACGGGGTCAAAACCGGCTGTTGGACCTGCGTCAGCAGCGTCTGCACTAAAACCAGCATTTGAACCTGTAGCTGTGCTGTTTGTTGGAACAGCTTCTGAAAGAAAAGAACGCTCTTCGCGGAGTGCTGTTTCCTGATTCTCCAGGAGAACGGCGGTTACCATTCTACGATGATTGTCTTTGATTGGATCAAGACCTTCGTAGTCTAGTAGAGGTGCCCACTTCTCCTGCAGATGTTCCTGATTGAACATTTGCATTTCTATTTACCTATGTAAATTGTAGTTTGAATTTATAATTTAAAAATCACTTTTTAGCGACTCTGCTCAAAGAATCGAGATATCTTGCCATTGAAGCCGTTGGAACGGGTGCATTGGATTGATTTTCTTCTGAGAGATTCTCTGAAGTGTCTCTTTGAGTACTAGCATTAGTAGGGTAATAAGATTCCCTAAGTGTTGCTAATTTCTCACGATAGTCTGTCTCACTTTCAAACTCAACATTTTCGGCAAGAGAAGCAAGTTTGTCTCTCTGAGTATCTGCAAGACCCTCAGCGACTTCACCAAAGATTCCATCAGCGACGGACTCTGCTAATCTCCTATTAAGAGCAACATTCTTTTCAAGTTGCTCGTTGAGTTTTCCTTCCATTTCATCAAGTTTATCTACCATGCTATTAAGTACATCATATTTTTCTTCAGGGATAGTTACATAATGATCTTCAAATAGACCTTTCATTCCAGTAAGGAATGATTCAGTCATTTCTGTTTTAAGACCGGCTTCTGCTGCAAGGCGGTTTTCTTCCAACCACTCCTGAGCAACGTACTCTAGGTACGAATCAACACGTTCTTGCAATTCTTCTTTGATTGACTTAACTTCTTCAACAAGTTTTTCCTCATAGGAAACTTTAACTTGCTCAGTAAGTTCGGCAACCTTTGCCTTGATAGCAGTCTCGAAAATAGTACGTGCCTTTTCTTGAAACTCTTCAGAAAGTTCTTCACCAGCAATTAACGCATTAATGTCTTCTTCAACATTAATTTGCTCTTCGGCAACGACTTCTTCTTCCTTAGTTTCTTCTTCAGCAACTACTTCCTCAGTTGAAGTCTCCTCTTCGGATACAACTTCTTCTTCCTTAGCAGGCTCTTCGGCAACTACTTCTTGACCATCTTCCAGTTCATCAGAAACTGCTTCCTTAGGAGCAGAATCTCCACCCGCAGCACCTTTGTTTACAACATCCTTAACTTGCTTAAGGGCTTGACCAGGTGTTTTGAGTTTCGCCGAATCATCATCGGATTTATAATTTTCTGGAGTAGGACCACCTAGATCTTCCCAAGTAGCGGGAGTACCTCCGGTACTTAGTTTCTGCATTGGCTCCGCAGGTTTAGCACCTTTGGTCACCACGTTCTCTACGATGTTTTCCATTTCTTGTAATTTGCTACCAACGGACATGTGTTTTAGACTGTGATAATCTGTATTTATTTATAGAACTTACAGATTTGAGAGAAATTCGTTGAATAGATTCAACTTCTGTTCTTCAAGTCTATTTTGATCTACTAGCGTATTGATACGCTTCTGGGTTTTCTCTGCTAATTCTTCACGAAGTATTCCACCTTCCCAAATCCACTCTTTTCCTTCCATAATTCCAGATACAAATGCATCAGGAGCTGAAGGATCGGCAACGATATCA